AATTTGTGGAATGGGAGTATAACGGCGGAAAAGAAGATTTTGAGCCCGATATGCACTGTAAATCATGGAATACATTGCCCATCGACGGAAAGCTTGGCCACATTGCTTGCAGTCTTTTTGGAGACCTCGCTAGTTTTGGCAGTTATAGCTGCCGTATTGGTGTCTCAGATGGACATTCAACCTACTACTTCTTCTTTACTCAAGAAGGAAAGGACGAGGAGATTCTCCTCAGCCTTGCCGCTTTTGTAAATGTAATCTACACAAGTGCCGAAGAAACATGCAAACAGGGAACAGGGCTTACTTTTGCAGACTTACCTCTTGCGCAGAGACTTGATGTAATTGCAAAATATATCGAAAACAACTTTGAAGCATGTGTCGCAATGCTCGCCAATGTTCCTTATATGCAATGGACTTAATATTTTTTGCCATTTAGTGTTGCACATTTGTGCGAATTGAAAAGAATTAAGAATGTAAACCAAAAAGTGCATCGGAGCGGTCAAACGCCGCTTTGTGCTATAAATTCCTCCCCCAAAAGGAGCAGGTTCGTAAGGAGCCTGCTCCTTTCTTTTTGGCAAAAAAGGAGAACCCATGAATCGAGAAGATGTTGCAAAACGTAATGCCAGTATCGTGCGGGATATGCGCAATGGCATGCGGATTCGTGATGTAATGAAAAAGTATGATGTATCTCGCTACACATGCTACCGCACCATGCAAAGCGTAAATCGAAAAGAGAGACAAGCAAATTACAGTGACTGGAAAGCCAAGCGTGATGAAGAAATCGTCAATCGTTATGCCGATGGCGTCCCAGCAGAACAACTTGCTAAAGAGTATGGCGTTCACCGAGCCACAATATACCATATTCTTTCTGAGCACAACAAAGACTATCTGCGACAACGTGATGCCAAAAGACCGAACGCCACTCAATTGGCTCGTGAAGCACGGCAGCAAACATTTATCGAAGCTGTAAAAGCTGACCCGAATCGCTCAGTTATGAGCATTTGTGAAGAGTTTGGCTACTGTTCTTCTCACGGCTTTGCTCTTATCCATAAAGCCGGAATCTACCGTGGCCGAGGACGCAAAAAAGGAGCGAGCAACCATGACGAGGCTTGAGAAAATCCAGCGCCTGAACGCAATTGCAGCAGATTATGAGAAAGGCATGTCTTTGCCTGCCCTGGCAGAGAAGTACGGTGTCTGCGTACGGACCTGCTACCGTGCCATTGACAAAGATGCCGTAAAAGAACGTACTGTCGCTCTGAACAAAGCGACAAAGCTGGATACCGAAATCTTGAATGATTATATCGCCAATATGTCAGTAACAAACATTGCAGCGAAGAACAAAACCTCCACAACTCACTGCTACCGTGTTGCAAAAGAAGCGGGACTGTGCAGCTTGGAGCAGGGTCGGAACCGACGGTCATCCCGCCTTACGGAACGCAACAAGGAAATCTATGCCAAGCGGAAAGCCGGTGCCTCAGTCAAAGAATTGGCAAAAGAATATCAGTTAAAAGTCCCGACTGTCTACTGTATTCTCGAACATATAGAATGGGGTGGCAAGCCATGAAAATTCGGCTGATTTTGTGCGCCGTGCTGACTTTCGCACTCACTGCTTGCTATCCCGTTAGCACGCTTCCTGCAGATGTTCCTGTCGGCTCAGCAAAAAGTGTCGTAGAAAAAGAATCGGAAAAATCTCCGGAAGAAGAATTCACAAACTGGCTAGAAGCAGAGCATATCACGCCGTATGCTTTCGGAGATTGGGGAGAGGCTTCAAATGGTTCCTTCACAGACGGCAAATGGCACGACGTCAAGCTTCGCATCACAAAAGTCACAACGGAAAGTGAAAACGAGGACTACATCGAAAATGTCATCGCCTACAACAACACCTACGCCACTGTGAAATTTGGCGAAGATGAAACTATCAAGCTGGAAGACGGCATTGATGATGCCGAGCTTATAGTAGTTGATTACGAAGTAGAGCTTCCCAAAGATTATCCTTGTGACGGAAACGCAGATGTAAACCTGTCTGTTCGTGACCAAAGTGGTCAAACGCAAATGATTAAGCTCGTGACAAGTGAAGAACTTGATATGACTCCCGGCACAGTATACGCCAAGCGCGGTATCTTTGCACGCAAGCAGGGCGACACAAACTATGTGTTCGAATCCCTCCGCTATCAAAACGACGCCGCTATTGAAGGACTAGATGAAGGGGCATCCGCCAGAGCATTGGAAGACAGCTTTTTCTCCAACAAATAATACCCATACAAATTCGAATAACAACACCGGACCTGCTGCGAATATTGCGGCAGGTCTTTTATTTTGAGGTAATAGCATGAACGACAAAGACCGTACACTTCTTCGCTATGTAGTAGAAGGGGATATTCGTAAAGCCCAGCAGCAGGCAAAAATCATTCTTGAGGGTATCACGACGGCAAAAGACGAGCAATTCAAGACCCGCTGTCTTTCTCAGCTCTCGGCAAAAGCACCGGAGCTTATCGAACTTCCCTATAACATGCAAGGGTTACTTGTGGCAGAAGATGTCACTAATTTCCCGGAAAATAGGTATTTGCTCCGTGATTCCGAAAAAGCTGTAATAGAACGCCTACTGAAGACGAGAAAAGCCTCTCTCCGACTTAAAGAACTTGGCATTCACTACACTTGTTCCTTGCTTTTGCAGGGCGAACCGGGAACCGGAAAGACCGAACTGGCACGATATATTGCATACAAAGCAGACTTGCCTTTCGTATATCTTAAATTCTCCGGGCTTATTAGTTCTGCTCTGGGGAAAACGCAGCAAAACATCGGGCATGTATTTGACTATGCTCGGCGTTCTCCTTGTGTGCTCTGCCTTGACGAGATTGATGCTATCGGCATGAGCCGTGGCGGAAAAGATGATGTTGCAGAGATGAGCCGCGTAACCATTGCTCTGATGCAGGAGCTTGACCGTCTCCCGAACGATGTCATTCTCATTGGCACGACCAACCGTTCTGACCAGTTGGACGCAGCATTGTTCCGTCGGTTCAGTTTTCTTCATCGCGTACGGAGCCTTGACAAGAACGATGCCGCCACTTTAGCAAAGATGTTTCTTGCATCGACGGGATACCACACCACCGAGCACACCGTATGCGATGTACTCGAAACCATCGAGAGCTTCTATACAGCGAGTAATGTGACGAAAGCTTGCACGGACTATCTCGTCAATCAAATTGTCAATGAAGAGCAGGAGGAGAGCCATGCGTGATTTTGAGCCCCGTATCCGCATGAAGCGCGGAACTGTAGCAGAGGAGTACCCGGAAGTTGCAGCTATGTGGCATCCTACTGCGAATAGCTTTACCCCTTCAGATATTACCGCCGGTAGCAATCAGCGTGCAGCACTTATCTGCCCCGTGTGCGGTTATGGCAGCGATGGAGAATGGCGACCAACTGTCGCTTCGGCTTGTCGCACCAAGGGTGGCTGCCCGGTCTGCTCCGGCAAAATCGTAGTTAAGGGTAAGAATGATGTTGCCACCGTACATCCAGAAATTGCGGAGCAGTGGCATCCGACGCTCAATAAAATCAGCCCGGATGAAGTCTCTTCCGGCAGCGGGAAGCATGTCTTTCTCGTATGCAAAAACTGTGGATACGGCAAAAAAGGGGAGTGGTGTCCCGTCATTGCATTTGCCTGCGGCAGCGGTGACAATCATACCGGCTGCCCGGCATGTGCTGCCAAGGCGCAAAGTGAACGTCTCAAAGCCTATCACGAACGGCGCAGAAAGGGACGGTGATGTTATGCGAAGTCATTTGAGAGCTGAACCTATCATAAACGCTAAAAGAGATACTCCCTATAACATGAAAACGCAAAAAGAAATTGGATTATTGGGAGAAAAGATTTGTAGGAACTTCCTCATAGATTGCTGCGCTAAGCACCGTTTTGGCTTCGTACGATTTGAAGATGTTCGAGATGTCAAAATGTATCAAGAAAGAGACATTGACTTTATTGTTTACACTTCAAGCGGGAAAACAATAACACTTGATGCCAAAGCGGATACATATACCACAGGAAATATTTTTCTCGAAATTTATGTTCCGGGTTTTAAGCTTGGGAAAAACGGCGTTCCTATCGCAAAGTATACAGAAAATGGAGAACGAGCCGGACAAAAACCCGGTTGGCTGTTTCGAGGAGCAGACTTTATTTTCTATTGTTTTTTAAACACAAAAGAAATCTTTGTTTTTGACAGGGAATGTGCGGCGTATTATGCTTGCGAATGTGCAATGTCGGGAATGCCGCTGATTCCCATATATAGAACAGCAAAAAACGATGAAAACCGTGGAGATAACCGCAATTACTATGGCATGGGAATTTGTCCAAACGCCTTGCGAATGATGAACAGCAATATTATGAGAAATCATATGTGGCTGTGCCATTTCCAAAAAGGGCCTTATTATAATCCTTACACGAAAACTTATGACCATCCGAAAAAATCCGCCTGAGAATGTGAATTTTTCGCAAACAATTGCCTCATAAGCTACAAAAAAGTGTTATAGATTTGGTATAATATAGATAGGAAACGGAGGGAATTATTGTGAATCAAATCAACGCTGTAACGCTTGGAAAGCTCATTGCTGCACACCGTGAAGGCGACGAGCAGAAGTTCAAAACCTATGTTGATTTTATCGCCAAAGCCTATGAAGAACAGGGAAACGACCGTGCCGCTAACATCATCCTCAGCAACTATACGGGTGATTATGGCGAGCAGGGGAAGGTCGTTCTGGATGAACCAACCGAACAGACTACATACTACGAGACAGGCTGGTATGAGCCTGATGTTTTGGGGTCCGGTGGCTCCTTTCGCGGAGTTACAAAAGCAACTTCCGAGGAAGAAGCATTGCAACGGCTGCTGAAACACTCTGCCGACTATGCACATCGTATCACCGTATATAAGAAAGACGGCAAAACCATAAAGCGGGAAATCGCTGAGTATGACCAATGGGAAAAGAGGTGGTTAACATAAGAAAGACGGCAAAATCGTAAAGCGGGAAATCGCCGAATACGACCAGTGGGAAAAGAAGTGGTCAACAACCCCGCCTAAACCGGCTCGCCGGTTATAGACGGGGCTTGCGGGGCAACTCGTAAGCCCGGTTGATTAGCCTTGGTGAACGGCAACTTCGGTTGCTGCGAACTCCGTTATGCATTTGATGAGCAATCATCTTCATAATATAGGCACCCCGATTATGCTCCACAAGTGTCGGGCTCTGCGGGCAGTGTATGTATCAATGACGCAAGCCATTGATATGTATTACGTTAAAAATCTCTAAGGGTAGGAGATGTGCGGCTGCCATGTCGAAAGGCTAAAACAGTGCATAACATTGGCGAAGTGGACCACAGGGCGCAAGCCCTGACTTATAGTTTTATTACTATTTTACGAAAGGAGTGCCTTGCATGAGCACTTGCGTTTGTGTTCTCAGCAACAATGGTGAACGCTTAATGCCTACCATCCGTCTTGGCAGGGTACGCCATCTTCTGAAAGACGGAAAAGCAAAAATCATTAAGCATCACCCATTTACTATCCAGTTACTGTATGACAGTAAAACAAACACGCAGCCCATCGAAATCTGTGAGGATGTTGGCTACAACTACATCGGCATCAGTGTGAAAAGTCAATCTCACGAGTATGTATCTGCGCAGTATGATACATTACAGGATGAGAAAGCCTGCCACGACAGTTGTCGTAAGTTGCGCCGCACCCGCAGAAACAGACTGCGTTACCGTAAACCGCGTTTCGATAATCGCAAACGCGGCGAGGGTTGGCTTGCTCCTTCTTTGAAACATAAGAAAGAACTCAATGTCAACGTTGTTAAGATGTATTGTACAGTAATGCCTATTACTCATGCAACGGTTGAGGTTGGCTCTTTTGATACGATGCTTGTAAAAGCAATTCAGGAAGGAAAAGTCATTCCTGAGGGAGCAGACTATCAAAAAGGTCCTCGCTACAATTTGGCAACCTTGCGGGAAGCGGTATTTTACCGCGATAACTATGTCTGTAAAATTTGTGGGCGTAAAGCTACAGAAGGTGCGATTTTACATATGCACCATATGTTCTACTGGAAAGGTCGTCACGGCAACAGCCTGAACGAACTTCTAACAGTATGCGAAAAGTGCCATACGCCTGCCAATCACCAAAAAAGCGGTAAGCTTTATGGTTTCGGAGAAAAGATTAAATTTGCCGACCTTTCCGGTGCAGCTTTTATGAATACTGTTAGGTGGCAAATCGTCAATGAACTCTACGTTGCTTTTGGCAAGCCATTTGTTACAATCACTTACGGCGCAATGACAAAAGAAAAGCGTATCGCGCTTCAGCTTGAAAAAAGCCATAACAATGATGCATATGCAATGGGTGAATTTCATCCAAATCTCCGTTGTATGTTTGAGCACTATGAAAAGGCAAGGCGTAACAACCGTATCCTTGAAAAGTTTTATGATTCTCGCTACATTGACATTCGTACAGGAGAGATAGCCACCGGAAAAGAACTCTTCAACGGTAGAATTAACCGTAACCACAAAAAGGATTCGGAAAATCTGCACAAATACCGTGGCAAGAGGACATACGCAGGGCATCGTGCTCTGTTACGCAAAAAGGTGAATCTCAATCCGGGTGATTTAGTCTCTCTCAACGGAGAAAATCTCATTGTGCATAGCACTCATACCAAAAAGAATGGTGCTGTAAATGTAGAGTTCGAGACACCCGCAAAAAGCGGTCAAAAATCCGCAAGCCTTAAAAAGCTTAAAATTGTAAAAGCAGCAAATTCCATACATCCCGCATGGAAAAAAATATCTTAATCATTAAAAGAAAGGAGTAGCAGGGTATTTGTGCTAACTGAGTACACTTCAAATTGCCTCTTGGTTAGTGCATTCCTCACCGCCTAAGTCGCAAGCGACTATAGACGGTGTACCCTGCACACATAATTTAATGAGGTGGAATGTATTTTCTCTTGAAACCGTTAAAACAGCATTGGAACCCAAGTTTGTGCTGGAGAAAGTCCGTTATGTGACCGACGACGAAGAGTACGGTGAAGGTGAGTCTACGCGCCTTGTTTTCCGCAACGTAGAAGAGATGCCGGAAATCGACCACATTGAACGAACCATCTCCACATTCTTTCGGGACACCTATGTTCACTTCAAAGACAAAAACATCAAGCCGATGCGCCTTTGGCAGGATAATCTCAACGAAAGCGAAGACCACATTCGCTATTCCACAAACCATCTCGTTTCACCATCGCTGGAACTCATTGGCGAAACATACATTTCTGACGAGAGCTACACACACAAATGGCTGGTAGCTCAAGGAGGAACTGAACTTCTTGAGAGAGTATCCATCACTATTGATGTCGATGTGATTTACGCCTATGACAATGTCAATAAGGTTGAGGAAAGTTCCGAAGATGGCGAGGTACATGGCGTTCTCATCAACAGTACGATGTATCTGCGCGAATCGGAAATCAAGCAGGTTGCTCAGCTTATCAAGGACGAAAAGCTCCGCAACCGTGTATTGACGCTGATGCGCTCTCATCGCCGTATTGTATCGGACATTCGGGAAATCGCATCCGCACAGATGCTGAGTCAGGTGTGAAATCATGAAGCATAGAATCTCAGAAATCGGCGTTCAGATGCTCGAATACCAAGAGCAGCTTGCCCGTAAACACAAATACAAGCCTATTCCTCGTACCTTCTTCTGCGATGTGAGAGCCGAGTTTCAAAAGGCATTGCCGGAATGGTGCAATGTGTCCGGTGACACGATTTCGCTCGAAACCACCAACGGTACGGTCATTACCAACGGGTACAACCGTATCGTGATTGGCGACTACGGCGCATTTGTTGAGTTTTCACGCGTACAAGCCTATATGCGGCGTCTGAAAATCAAAGAAGGGCAGGCTTATCGCGTAGAAGACCCGCGCTATGCCGAACATGTCAAATATCTCTGGCTCACGGCAGATGATGGTTCGGATGTGAAGGTATACGACCAGAAGCGTCCGGTAGAATATGCGGATTATAAGCCGGGAATGCTGTATGTCAGTGTATATGAGGTGTTCCCACACATCTAAGAAAATCAAAATAAGAAGTTCTACCCAGTTCAGGGTGGGCTTTTTTATCGCAAGCGCCGTAAAAACTACTGACTCACGGAGGTAACCGACAATGGTAACGTTTATTGATGATGATGATATCGAACTAAAGCCTTGCCCGTTCTGTGGTTCTACAGCAGGGTTATATGCAAGCTATGAAGGCATGTATGCAGTGCGGTGCAACTACTGCCGCATCGGAACTGTCCTCATAAAAAACGAACAGGACGCTATTGAGTTGTGGAATCACAGAACGGAGGTAACGAACGATAACTAACGCAGACAAAGCAATTGCATTGCGCCCATCATACTGGGCAAGCGTATCTGGCGGAAAAGATAGCCTGTATATGCTCAATTATATACTGCACAATCTGGACAGATACCCGCTTGACGGCGTGGTTCACTTTGAACTCGAAATTGACTACCCGTTTATACATAACGTTATCGACTATATGGAAACGGAGTGCAAGCAAGCTGGCATCCAATTTGTGCGAATCAAGCCGAGGAAAACGTGGGAAGAATTGTATGATAAATGCGGTTTCCCAACAAGAAAAGTAAGATGGTGTAACGGTCACTATAAACTTGATGCAAAGCGGCAACTATCCGAATGGCTGAACAAAGTCGGTTTTTATGTAGTAAATTACATAGGCTATTGTGCCGACGAAGAACGCCGTTTCAACAAACGGTTGAGTGCCAAAAAGTTAGAGATATACCCTCTCGCAGAAAACGGCATTAACGAAGATGTGATTTTGGAATGGGCAAAGACACAGCCTATTTTCAACAACTACTACAAAACCAACAAGCGCTGCGGTTGTATGTATTGCCCGATGTCCTCGTTTCTTAACTTTGCCTATCTCTATAAATACTACCCCGAAAATTTCCGGTATATGCTTGAAAAAATGCGGGAAACGGAAGAATTGAGAGAGAAAGAGCTTGGTAGACCGTTCTCTGTGATTTCATCGAATCCCAAATATAATGCGGATTACTTGGAACACATCGTCAAAACGAAATGGCTCAAAAAGCTCAACGAAATGGAGATGACCAACAATGACTATGTCGATGCGTATTGCGTCGGTGTGGATGTGGATGGTCACACCACTGTCCACTAGGTTGCATTAAAGAGTATTGGCAAAAAGGTGTTTTATCGAGTTTAGCTGTGGGGAGAATGTCAATTGGGTGAAAGCATGAGCAGTGAACCAAAAGTAATCACTTCCTTTGAGGAAGCACCGCAATCGTTGCGCGATAAATGCGATAAAGAAGGTTTGCGAGCTTTTTTTAATGCACATTTCTCAATTACAGAAAAAAGTGTGAATGACGATAAAAGATTCTATCTCGATGATGGACGCAGAATTAAGGACGATGATATTCTTGTCGCCTACATGAAAGATAGGAAAGTCTGGGCAGAACCCGGCGTTGAAATTCGTACTATAACAGGCGAACTCACAAACAAGTTTGGAGAAAAAAAGCTCAAAGATTTCTTTGCAGCAGGATTTTTCTTAACGAAAAAACGCATTAAAAAGAACAAATGGAGATATTATTTGCCGGACGGCAGATGCTTGGATAGTGAAAAGAAACTCGATGACTTTTTACTCGAAAAACTGCGTCCAGCTTTTAACAAAGAGTTATGCGACCATGTGATTGACATGGCAGCCACGGCAATTCCCGGCGTTGACAAAAGCGAGCTGTTCATTTCCGACACAGAAAACGAAAAGGCTGCGTGCCTTAATGTAAAACTTGACGGCAAAGTCTATAAAGAAGCAATTTTACCGTATGTTTCCTATGAAGGCATCATTAGCTCATCACTTTATAATAACCTTTATTCACGCTGTACGGCACTTCATAAGCGCAACATTGAGCGCTTTGAGAAATCCCACGATTTGAAGGCGCTCAAACAAATTGCAGAGTCTATTCTTCTGTCTTTACAGGTAGATGAAAAACATATCCTGCTCGGAGATTTCTGCATCACCTCCAACAAAATTACTGACATCAATGTAGGGCTGCAACAGGAAAGTGCATTGAAGAAGGCAGTCGTCACCACAACAGTAAAATTTGATAACGGTAGGAAAGCTATTTTCAGCATCCAAGTAGCTTTTGGAATCAATGATGTTCTTCTGCAAGAACTCTATAGAAATGATGTTCTGACGCAAGGGGCAAAGGTTGTCTCAGAACAGAGAGACTATTCCGTTACCCCGAACTCTATCTTGCATGACTTTGTCTGTACTTGCTGCAACAATGCTCATACGGTCAGTAAAACATACAGAAAAGGCAAAATCGTTCTGGACGGCGTACTCAGACAGGTATATAACAGCGTTGACGCCGCTTCCGCATTGCCTGTAAGCAACCTTTTCGTGGTTGGGAATGACCCTGCGAAGGATGTTTCCTATTGCGACATTGCAGACCAAATCACCGTAAAAATCACACCGGATAAAGGCACAGCAGAACAATGCGTTTCACTAACCTATTCTACTGCTGAAGAATTCCTTGACAAAGCGGCGACCGTACTCCTTGAAGATTTCTACGCCGCAAGCAGCGATGCAAAATGCCATGTCAGATATGACTTAACATTGGATATTTCTAAAAAGGGAAAAGAAAGTTTTCGGTGTGAAGCAAAACTATTCGACACGCAAACGGGTCTTATTATTGCCCAAACCACAAGGTGTCTTGTCAAAAAGTTGAAAGCGGACATTGAACAAAGCAAAGAACAGATTCCGACCAGCTTCAGCAATGTTTTTTGGATAAGCAATGCGGAAGACATTTTGATGTATGCAGCTTCCTGTGACCCAGAATGGATTGCAAGTGCTTACAAGCAAATACGCGAACGATTAGGGCTGCTTGGATATTATTTCTGCAAATTCTTCGCGGCGCAAGACAACCACAGCTATTGTAAGACAGACTTGCTGACAGATTTTCTGCGGGAAGCGAGTATAGACTTCAAAAAGGCTGCCATCGCGGATAAAATGGAACAATTCCTGCGTACTTATATTCTCTTACCGGAGAGCAAAACTCTTTATCTGTTTTCCGTCGACTCTGTGCGCAACTATTATGGCAGCTTTGAGGTTTATAAACCCGTCAGCAAATACCTCCTATCAGCAGTTGCTGCACAATATGAGGCAGAATCTGTAGAGCCAACCTTTGAGGATATGGATTATCTACTGAAGGACGCACAGTACGCATTATTTACAGACAGGTGCCAAAATGCCAAGACGGAAGAAGACGCTTTCACCATTATTTCTCATCTTGAAAAACAGCCACAGACTTTCAAAAAATTGCTCTTTGCAAAAGAGTATTTCAAGAATGTATACGCGCTGCTGAATGATACAGACAAAATGTTCGCCGATATTGTTATCAGCGACTGTCCCGGCTGTACCAAGCTACTGAAATCTCTCCAGAATTTTGCCGAGGAGCAATCAAAGAATGTATAACTACACCCCCGATAAAATCATCGCATCCCTTGCCGAAAACAACTATTTTGCTAACCGCAGGATTGCATATGCCGTTCTGAATGTGCTGCGCGACGATGCGTCACCTCTACTCATAGAGGGTGACCCCGGCGTAGGAAAGACGAGCCTTGCCAAAGCGGTGGCTTCTATGCTGCAGATTCCTCTGATTCGTGTTTCATGCCACGAGGGAATTACGGCGGATAAAATCCTTTATGATTACGATTACCAGCGGCAGTTACTGGTGGTGTCTGCCATTCGGGATAAACTCAACGAAAGTCTCCATGACTTATCCGTGAATGAGAGTATCAAAGCTGTTGCTCAGAATACAGAGTTCTATGGTCCGGATTTTTTGTTGAAGCGTCCTGTCATCGAGGCACTCACTATGAAAGGGCATAAAGTCCTTCTTATTGATGAAATCGATAAGACCGAACCTGAAATTGAGCATGCTTCGCTCGAAATGCTTTCGGATTTTGCTATCACCATCCCGGAATACGGAACGATTCAGTGTGCGCCAGAGGATAGACCTATCGTTTTTCTGACCTCCAACAACTATCGCGAACTTTCTCAGCCTATGTTGCGGCGCTGCTCTTACCTTTACATCGAGCACAAGCCCCTTGCAGAAATCAAGCAAATCATCTGCGCGAATGTCTCTGCCTCTGAGGTGTTTGTGGATAGCGTTGCACAGGTCATTGACCGGCTTCAGAGCCTCGACCTGCGTCACGCCATCTCCATCAGTGAAGGCATCGAATGGGCAAAGTGCTTGATTGAGACGTTCCATTGTAAAACGGCTATGGATGTAAAGAACGCAATGCCATATTCTATCGGTTCCCTCGTCAAAGACCACGCAGATGAGAAAACGGTAGCAAAAGCCTTCAACCTGTCCAACGGGAATGAGAAATGAGTGAAGCAACAAATCAAACCATCGAATCTTATGTGAACCTGTACACTAAGTTCTTCCAAGAGCTTACACAGGAATACGGCTTCTCATTCTCAATATCAGAAGCGCTCAACGGCATCCAACATATTTCTGACCCGTTAGATGTAGAGGACGTGCTGTACACCATGCAGGGCGCTCTATGCCATACAAAAGAGGAATGCGACACATTTGAGGCAGTTTTCTGCAGGCGATTCTTGCAATATTCCTACGCGCCAAAGCCAAAGGAATCTTCAATTTCTAAGAAAAGAGCAACGAATAGTGTTGCCACTTTTGTAGATATGCCAGATGATGCTCTGGAAGAGTGCCGTAAAAAGACACAAGCGAACAGAGACCAAGCACAAGCGGACATAGAGAACTACCGCCGGTCTAACAGAGGAAAAGAATCGGTCAGTAACCAGCAAAAGGCAGTAGACGCTCTGCGCGAAGAAGCCGAACAAAAACGCCAAGCTGTTTTGCAAGCATACGACGACTACCAGAAAGCAGTAGCATCTGTTACGCTTGCCGAAAACAGGCAGCTTGTAGACAAAATAGAGCAGCTATTGCAGAAGGTAAATACCGAGACGAACAGAGAGCTTGCTGCATACGGAATCATGGAGCGGCAATTGCGAAACTCTCTTGCTTCCGGCACTTCACAGGAGCTGGCTGTCTCTCAGAAACTCTTATTATCTGCTGCGGTCATCGCTCGTTCCGCAAAAGAAATATCTCTGTACATGGATTTCATCTCTCTTGCCAAGGCATTCCAAGACTTGGCAAAAAGCGTGAAAACAAGTCAGTCTAAAGTGTCAGAAGATACTACCGTAAAGGTAGCAATTAAAGAGCGTGGGAAAGCAACAGGGGAGTGGGAAAAAGCAAAAGAAGCTCTTCATAAAGCAGAAGCCGAGCTTGAGAAACAAGAGATGCAAAAGGCGTTGTATGAAAGCAATCTTCGCACTCGCGAAAAGAGAGTGACTTCTTACGATGCAATTCTTACGAACATTCGGAAAGCCCAGCAAGAGAAGCAAATGCAAAGCATTGAGAAGGAGCAGTCGCTCCGACATCGAGAAGTATTCTCCGGAGGTCATAATGCGGTAAGAAGCAAAAAGCAAACGGATGCACTTCTCAACGAGGATGTCTCGAAGCTCTCTAATGCCGATATTGAGAAGGTCCTCACTTTTATCCGCACAAACGCCAAGACTTTCCGCCAAAAGCTTCGTAAGCTGTACATAACCCAGCAGAAAAAGCAAATCGACGTCAAAAAAACGATTGAGAAATCCGTCCAGTGTGATGGCGAGATTGCACGACTGTACTACAAAAAGCCGATAAAGTCCAAGGCAAATGTCGTGATGTTGGCGGATATTTCCGGGTCATGCCGCGCTATGACTTCTCTCGCTCTGACATATATGGGGTTAATGAGGGAAGTCTTTCCCGGCGGCTGCCACCTGTTCGTTTTTGTGAACCACTTGGTTCCTGTAGACCGCTATTTCTCAAACGAGAATGTCACAGCGGCAGTAGAGAGCATCAACAAGAATGTTCCCAGCCGGGGCATCTACTCAAACTACGGCGTTCCTCTAAAGGAACTGCGCTACGACAATACCGGCATCATCAACAAGGATACTACTATCGTCATGTTGGGAGACTGCCGAAACAACAAGAACTATTCCGGCGTGGAAGAGGTTGAATGGCTTTCTAAGCGGGCATCCAACTTCTTCGTTCTGAACCCCGACCCGTTGAACAAATGGGGGCAAGGGGACTCTATTGCCGACCTCTATGCCAAGGGTGGTGCGACGGTCTGCCGGGTGAGTTCAACGCAGGATTTGCTTACTTTTTTGGAGTTTGCAAGCCTCAGAAAGCAAGCCTAATACGCGACCACAATATATGGTGTATGTCGCAATTTGTTTACATTCCAAACACTATATATTGTGGTTTTCGTATTGACTATCCGTACATATTGTGGTATAATGCTAATGTACTCAGGAAAGGCGCTACAAGCAAATCTCCTGAACATGCTCCTGTAGCTCAACTGGCAGAGCAACTGTCTTGTAATCAGTAGGTTGCAAGTTCGATTCTTGTCGGGAGCTTTTGGCAAGCCAGCCTGCATCTGGTTTGCACGGGCACTTCGGCAACATCTGAAGCGCCTTGCCACTCGTTAAGACGACCTCCACGCGGTGAGTGGTGGGCAGCGGGGTTAAATCCGTTGGCTGACGTCTTATAAGATTGAAAGTAATCGGCGGGTCGCAGGTTTAAGCCCTGTCGAGAGACCCCGCGCTACCAAGAAATTGGTGGCGCATCATGACACGGGGTGTAGCAATGGTAGCTTGCCAGTCCCATACGCTGGCGGTTGTGGGTTCAAGTCCCATCCCCGTACCCACGTCCTGACCGAGACGTAAAGCCGGTCAAATACCAACCCATGCAGCCACCTGTCTTGCGTCATGGGTTGGTCATATGGCTCGATAGTTCAACAGGTTAGAGCACCAGCCTGTCACGCTGGAAGTTGTCGGTTCGAGCCCGATTCGAGTCGCCATTGGGTGTAGTACAAGGGAATGCGTCAATCGCGCGATAAGGCGTAATAGTGGAGTACAGGTGCGACGCGTAAGCACGAACTACGGTGGTGAGACGCCACCCACCCAAAACACATCCATCGGTCAGATGTAAAATGACCGAAATATTCTGGTGTCGAATACGAAGGTTGTAATATACCGCCGGTTAATTCGCTCGTTGCGCACGAGAAAAGATGGTTCGACCCCATCCACCAGAGCCGCGACCCGCTGAGGTAGCCCTAACGGGTCGAAATCTAACAAGGAGGACAGTCCGATGCAGTAATTACCGCGTCCGAATGTCGGCATCAAAGAAATGGACACGCCAATGCACTAAGTAACGTCCGCATAGACGCAACAGTGAAAGGGTCACTCCGATGATGTAAACCACCTTGTGGCGGGTAGCTACCGCCAACGCAAGCTAGTCCACATCTGGCTTGCATGGGTACGCCGGTCATTATCGACGTACCTTGCCGCTCATGAAGACAGCCTCCACGTGGCGAGCGGTGGGCAGCGGGGTTAAATTCGTTGGCTAATGTCTTATAAGATTGAAATGGCCCAGGTCATGGCTTAAAACCGACTTCCCCGTGTTGCAAAACGCCTTCGGGCGTTCCCTCCGGGGTACGGCGTCGGCGGACGCTCAACGAACCCCCTCAAGCAGCAGGGAATACGCGGAAGCTGCTTGCGCGGACTGGTCTACACAATCCGCGTTACTGCTCGGAAGACAACCTCCTCGTGGTGAGCAGTGGGCAACATCGTTGCGGTCAACAACCGCAACATGGCTAAGTCTTCAACTATCGGAATCGCATCACAACTCCCGGTGTGAGCGGTATCCAAAAGGTCAGGAAGCCGTGTGGGCGAGTGCTTCCTCTTGGGCTACGGTCCAGAAACAACAAATCTCGTCCCATCAAGCATGCAGACGTACGAGCATCCCCGTTAAGCCGGGGCGCAGCCAGACGCGACACAGCCGCCAAGGCGGGACTGCTGCACGGCAACTGGTAAGTATGCCGCAGTCCCAGACAAAGCCCACAGCAAGAGCCGCCCATGTACTTGGGCGGACAAATAGGGCTGCAAGAATCGAAGTTGACCAACGCTCAAGTGCTTTCCCGGATTCCCTTGCCCAGTCAGCATTGTGGATTTGCGGGATTGCTAGAGGGTGTAAAGATGATGTTCGGGGTTGACCACCTCCAAAACGAGCATCATGGCGGGGCTAAGTGAGGGTTCACCCGCAATTCTATGCAGGTATCGTATAACGGCTAATACTTCGCCCCTCCAAGGCGAAAATGCGGGTTCGATTCCCGCTACCTGCTCCATCGTCGCCGTCACCGTACGCCACGACATTAAATTTGGCGAGCATGGTCCACATGTGGTCCGCTGTCGAATGCCAATGGACAGCCTATAAAAGAATCGGCAAACAGGTGCTGTGCCTGAGAGTATCCGAGAGTCCCGGTGTCAGTCGCGAATGAGACCGGAAAACAGCGGAGAGGGTACAATGCAGAATCCGTCGGCGTGGCTGCCGAATGGTACTGGAAGAAAAGGGTTGGCTGCCCTGATTGCGGGATGATAACCAGTATAAAACATCCTACCGTGCTTGGTTAGCTCAGCAGGTAGAGCGGCGCATTCGTAATGCGCAGGTCGGCAGTTCGAATCTGCCACTAAGCTCCACGGTCCGATTGGGTGACGCCGTTGCCTTGTGCAAAAATCCGCCCAAGAAGCTTCCAACGGGGGCATGCACCTGTTGGCGGTTGGCTAAGTCCTGTCGGAAGTCGTCGGCACCGGAACCGAACACGAATGGGCAACGTAAAGCCTCGCATGGCAGAGCGTTATCTGCTACAGTGCATGACAACTCTAAGCAGAAAGGAGATGATACCAATGGAGCAGGCAATTATCAATGTCGAAGGTACGTCCACGATTGAAACCGCAGCAGCAGCCAAGAAGCTGATTGAGACATTCGGGAGCCAGAACATCCGTGCTATCTCGGTCAAACGTGTGAACGAGAACAGCAACGAGGTCGTTGTTGAGCTCGATTTTGTATCTGGCTTAGCACCGCATCTGCATGGGTTTACAATGCGCGTCAACGGACTGACGGCGGGCTATGCTGGTACTGGTCCCTCAAACCTGTATGAGGTCCTGCAGGCGGCTGGCGTAAGCGAAACGCTGGTAACGCGTGAAGACATCACGCAGAAGGATGCCAAAACTATCCCGCTGCATCTGGAGCGCGAGGTCAAACAGTACGGCGGCTATCAGTACGCCTAAAGAAAGCATTCCCTATGTCGACAGCCTCTTTGGAGGTAGGGATGAACAATAGACAGCACGAGCGTCTAACAAAATGTCGAATTAAGATTGAAAATGGACTTGATTGCGTGTACTGTATCACGGTACACGAGTCATTTTCGTGTGGAGCCCTTTGGCGGGTGCATCCCGCCATCATGGGGATATAGCTCAGTTGGGAGAGCACCTGCTTTGCAAGCAGGGGGTCGAGGGTTCGAATCCCTTTATCTCCACCAACAGGGTCGCTTCGTTTTCTGCGATGGCCTACCCTGGGCTTGATTGTGTACTGTTTCGTACAGTACGAGTCATTATCGCGCGGAACTCCTATAACTATGACCACGAAGACGAACGCCTCGTCCGCGCCGCTTGGACAAGCGAATTACACGAGGCATCGTCAAGCCGAAAAAATGTAGTGTCGAGTGGCGAAATCGGCTGCGACATTGGCGAGGAGCACCACCCTCGTCAGTCTCCCTTGCTAACAACCTCCACGGGGTGGGAGATGGGCAACAGATGCCAATAACATCTGGCTAATAGTAAGCAATCAAAGCGCGGACCTCCTTTAAAAACCATGCCACGTGCATTACACATCTTGCCGCGCTCCGGTCGCTACGTCCCGGTAAAACAAGATATGCAACAAGCCGTAACAATCATACCGTGTGGCGAAACCGGCTGCGGTATGGGCAGGATAAGTTCCCGCCAGTTACTCAATCAAGACAACCTCTGCGCGGTGAGTGACAGGCAACGGATACAATGTATCCGGCAAATCGTCTTATAAACAAAATACATGGTTGGGTGTCCGAGTGGTCTATGGAACCGGTCTTGAAAACCGGCGATGCCGCAAGTGTCCGTGGGTTCGAATCCCACCCCTACCGCCATATCTGCCGGGCATTGTCCCGGCTTTCTTTGTTTGTTGGAGTCATAAAATGAGCACTACTATCACTTGCCTTGAGAAAATTGATATTCGCCGTGGAGACAAGGACGCAGATGATGCAAGGCTCTATCTTGTAAAATACCTGCATCAGTTCATTGACATGGTCGGTATCTTGTCGTTGGAAGTCTATGACTTTGCCATCGAAATTGAAGGCGACTTAATTTCGTGGTGCGAAGGCAAAATCGGTGGTTCAAAGTCTCAGCCGGAAAAATCCGAGTGGGAAGAAGAAATCGTAAAACATCGTGCCGTTGATGCCATTGACTGCATCTTGAATGATGTCGATGCAACTGTTATACTTTCCTATAAGGTTACATATAACTCCTACAAAGTTAAATTCGGGAAAGAATACTGGAACTACATCTTGCAAGGGCTTTTCAGCAAAGAAATGGTTTTCCACGGGCTGCAGTACGATGATACTGCGAATGTTTCAATGCTGCACCTTGAGCACGGGGAATTCGCAGACGAACCCGCTCCTGTACCCAAAGAAAAGGTAGACGATATCCCTATCTGGCATTGCTGCCAGCTTGAGATAAGCTGGGATACAGAAGATGTATTCACAGCAGGGCAATTCACCCGATTGGAGAAAGCAATCGCCTCCGTTCGTGATTTATTCGTTGATAAAGATAACGGTATAGCTGTCATCGAGGACGACTCACTCTTCATTTGCTCTCAAGTTATCATCCCAAAAGAAAGCATTCCCAGATTTTGCAGCTTCTTGACCGTGCTATACAAAATTGCAAGAGAACACGGCAAAACGATATATGACAGCATGCAATTTGTCCCTTGGTATTTTCAAGAATTCGCCGTAATGTCTATTGATTTTGACAAGGGTATTGCGTTACCAACCTATTATAGATACTAAGACGGAGAAAATACTATGACCAAACAAGAACTCACCGAGATGGTCACAAAAGCCAAGCTGTGGGCAATCGAAGCTCACGCCGGGCAGAAAGATAAAGCAGGGAAAGACTACTTTGAGGCACATGTCTCTGTGGTCGCCAAGGGCGTTAAAGGAGACCCGGTAGCTGAAGCAGCCGCTTTCCTGCATGACACAGTGGAAGATACCACGCTTACGATGGAGGACATCCGAGCAGCATTCCCGAAAGAGGTTGCCGATGCGGTAGAAGCCTTGACCCGCAAGAAAAGGATGTCTTACGCCGAATACCTTTGGCACATTCAGCAGAACCATACTGCTATCAAAGTAAAACTCTCTGACCTGCGCAACAACATGGATTTGAGCAGGCTACCACACGAACCGACCAAGAAAGACCTCGCACGAACGACGAAGTATAGCCGAGCCTATGCAATGCTCAGTGGCATCCACGATACCCCTTATAGCATCTCTGAGGTAAACCCTTACGCACTTTACGACTACCTTCTCTCTACCGGCTGGGAGAAAGCAGAAAAGCAAAAGAAAAGCAGTGAAGTAGTCGTTCTGAAAGCGCCTGCTGATAGCCTTACTATTTCGGTTCCTATCGACATGACGCTTCCGGACTATGAGACGATGATGGGTGAAGCCGTGACCAGACTGTGCGTACACGAGGGCGCTCCGCACCCCGATGTTCTGGATACAATCATCCATTGGAAGCCGTTGCCGAAAGAACAGTAAGCAACCTCATAGACTTGCGTTTCTGTTGCTGCTCTTGTGGCTAAACTGTTAATTTCGCAGCTTAAACCACTATATATTGTGTTTTCGTATTGACTATTCCAACATGTTGTGGTATAATGATGATACTGAAACAACGAAAGGAAATCAGCTGATGTTCGCCGCTATGTTGAACCAACAGAATAACTCACAAGGGCTGTGGAGCATAAATCTCCTCGGTCAAGTTGTGTTGTCTGTACAGGGTCATCATAGCGCGGTAGTTGCGGGTTAAATAAAGCCTGCACCCCATCGGGAGTTTCGTTTCATCACGCTATGACAGCACCCTCAGGCATAAAATGTCTGCCGGGTGCTTTTTATATGTTGGGTTGTCGCCAAGCGGTAAGGCACGGGACTTTGACTCCCGCATTTCGCG